CAACGGCGTCAGAACCAAAACCGTCACAGGCCAAACGAACATCGCGGCCCTTTGTAATTTCGCTTTGTTTATCCCGAACAATCTCATCGCTTATCGAGCCTCTTCTTGGTAAAGAAATCGTAGATTTCGGCACCCGTTCCCGTTGTCAAACTCGCTCTAAAATCCCTCATCCCGCGTCTATAACCGGCGATATAGGCCGTTCTGACGAGCCAAACAACGGCTGCCAACGCGATCACAGCGATCAGGGCTTCACGCATGGGCAAATTGAAGCTGCGGTGCGTCTATTGCCGTTTCGTAAAAGTCCAGCCCGTCGGCATACCAGGTCTCTAAGCCCTTATCGTCGTGACCGGCGGGCGAATGGGAACACATTTCGCCAAACAGGTAATTAGCCACGCGCTCTTGCGGCGTTACGGTCCGGTGCGTTTTAGGCGGTAGCGGGTCACACATTTTGCACATTAGACCAACTCCGTAATTGCGGCTCGGGGCCGCTCTCGCTTGGCAAACAACCGCCGTGGCGGGTTGCCGCTTGTAATGATCGAATCCCTCAACGCCTCGCATTCCTGCCGCGAATAGAGCGTGTGTTTCCCACACGGAAAGCGCGTCAGCTCGTTGGTTCTCAGGCATCCGGCGTAAAGGCCGCTCGATGTTACCCAAGTCAAGATTTTCAAAGCCTCACGAACTGGTATCAGTTCATGGTTTTCATATCCGACGCGTGTCATTTGGCTTTCTCCACGGCATCGAGGTATCTCAGATCGTCAAAAGAGAACCAATCGACCAGTCGCGGCCATCGGCCATCCTGCCACTCGATCGCAACTGAATCGGTGTCCGGCCAAGAGTTTGATTTCGAGACGATCTTGCCGAGTGAGCCTTTGCGAACGCCACTGAATTCGCGGTTATTGCGAACCAAACCGCCCATCTTTAGTTCTTGTTCCGTCATGCGTACCTCTCAAGCCAAACTCGGGCATTCTGGGCCTCGCTGTCCTGCGGATAGCTGATCACTAGCTGTTCGCAATATTTCCGCTCTTCCTCGAATTGCCACGCGGCGGTTGTTTCGGCGGCGTATGCGGCCTCTTCTTCCTGCATTTGCTGATAGTCAGCATCGGTTGGTATGTATCCGTCGTTTGCCATTTCTTTTACTCTCCAAGTAGCCTCAAAATCTTTCTGAAAAGCGGGAACGAATGCAGAGGAAAACACTCGTTCCCTTGAGTCGCGGCGTATGTCAGGCCGCTGTGGTATTCGCCCGGCGGGTAATTCAGACCGATAGGCGAATGTCAAAGAACCTCAAGCCGCTATCGGCTGCGGATCGCAGAGGTCGATGTAATCGCTTGCGCCGAGAATCGCTTCTGCGACAGGCCGTGAGCATCCCTCATGCTCGACCCAATACTCGATCTGTTCTTCGATCTTGGAAGCGAACAGATAACGGCTAACAAGCCGTTTGGCGGCTCTGTGCCAACACACATTGCCGTTGTAAAATGTCTTACACTGGCAGGTTTTGTCACCGTTGACTTCATATATCTCATTTGAATCTGACCAGATAAGCAGCTTGTCGGCCTTGCGGTCGAAGTCCATGAACGCGCCGCTTTCCTCGATCCGCGCGGTGGCCTTTGCGAGTGCGTTAATAAATCTGACCTTGGTCCAGGTTGTCAAAGATCGGTTGTGTTCGATGTTTGCCAATTCCTCGGCGACGATCTTTCCCCAAAGTTCTTCGTTTTGAATCTCGATCATGTTGTTCTCTCCAAGTAGCGTTTTGAATTAAGTAAGCGTTTTAGCTGACTTGAAGAGAAGTGTAAACTATTACCTTACAGTCTGTCAAGTAGTAGCGAACATATTTTGCAAATTTTTTTCGCTCGACAGATCATCGACAGAACATCCGAGAACATGGGCGATCCGTAGAGCCACGTCGATTGACGGCTTGCTGACACCTCGAACAATCTCACCCATAAATTGACGTGAAATGCCGACAGACAGGGCGATTTGATTCAAACTTCGGCCCTTTGCTAATACCTTGATCTTCGATCCGTCAAACTCGATTTGCTCTGTAAGAATTGCCGCCATAACCGAATATGAACATACTCCAACACGAACAAAGTTGTCAAGCAATACCTTACAAACTATGACCCACCCAGAGAATGCCCTTGTTATGACTGTTCACGCCGAGATCCATAGGTTTGAATATTCAACGATTCTCGATGCCGAGACCTGCGCGAACTGTCGGGGACTTGACGGTAAAACTGCCGAGAAAGAATCCGATCTGCCGACGGCCCCAAATCCTCAATGCACGTCGCCCACGGGCTGCCGCTGCATGGTGATCGAGATACGCGACTAACGGCTTGCAGCATCTTGGAGCCTTTTTGGAGTTAAACAATATCATCCTCGGAAAAGACAGGACCATCTAATTCATCATCCGTCGGCGAGGCGCCGCCAAACAACTCATTTACGGCCTCTTTGACCATTTGTTTGAAAGCCTTTAGCCGTTGATATTCGCGTTTATTCTCGAATTGTAAAAGCCTTTGTGTGCAAGCGAGATCGAAATCTAATGCGGCGGCTTCGCCGACAGACACTGACAACATCACAGACGGCCTTAAACCTGCATTGCGGGCCGCTAGAGCGATCCAGAGCGTATTGGTATCGTTATCAACGAAAGGTATTCAGGCTGTCGCCTGATTTGCCTCCTTTCATGCACCATGAGATCAGAAACATGAAGTCATCAGGCAATATCTCTTCCGGCTTGATCGTTTCGTCAGAATCGGTCCCGTCGAGTGTGATCTTTGGTTCGACCGCGCAATAAAGCAGGAGATCGCGCCCGAACGCGAGATTGGTAAGAATATCCTCATGCGTGAGTGTTTCGAAGAACTCTTTCTTTGCCGCTTCGAGATCGCCGTTGTTTGCGGCTTTCTGCGCCGCCTCAGCCATTTTTGTGACAAGAGTGGCGGGCAGCTTGCCCGCAAGCACAAACTGCTGAATAGGCGGTTCTCTAAGCTTCCAAACGGCACCGGATGGCACTTCTACATCGAACGTCTCGATCTCGGTGCGTTTTGCAGACGCGAGTTTCTTGTAATCACTAGCATTCATAGTATTTAGAAAAAAGAAGCCGGAACATCAGGTAATGGCTTTAACCCAACACTCCAGCCTCTTTCTTACGCGCTACTTGGAGAGTAGCAGGAAAAGTATAAAACACATTTAGGTGGTGTACCACAGAGCACCGAACGTATCGGTTGCGGCCCGCGTCGGGATCGCAACGCCCTCGAATTCAAGGGGCAGTTTGGCACGGTCAACCCGCGAGAGTTGAACATCGAAATCGGCCTTGTTATACGCCTTGTAAAGATGAAAGACCACAAACTTGGTCGAATCGTTCTTTGTAGGAGCGATCGCGGCAATGCTAGTAAAGCTAAGGGCCGATTCGCCAAGCGTCCACGCTTTCTTACCGGTTGGGGTTAGTGCCGTTCCCATGCCGACTGTGGCAACGGTCAGAAGGTCTGTATCAAGCACCTGAGCGGCTTCGCATTTGATCGAACCGCCGATCTGATCGAGTGAGCGCTCAACCGGGTATTTCTGCTCATCGTAAAACTCTTCGACAAACGAGCGCTTGAGATTGAGCATCGCCCCTTTTTCGGTGAACCCGATCAGCTTTGCCGACGGATTCTCTGTCGCGTCAGGCGTCCCGTCAGCTCCGATAGTCAGATAGCTCGATGCCGATGGCACCGCAAGACCGAACCAAATACGGCTCGGGCCTTTCTGAAGTTTGGTTACGTCAAGAGTACTTCCCATATCATTTCACCTCGATCTCGATGGTTACGACTTTACCGAATGGTAAAGGTCGTTGATCGCTACGCGATTTGCGGCAGCTTTTTCTTTTAGCTCTTCGTACTGCTCAAGAGCGGCCTGATAGTGAAATTCGGCCTCGGGCAGGTGTGCAAAATCAGCCTTTTCAGGACGGATCACCTTATCAGGCGACGGCATTGCAAGCCCGCCAAACAGTGGCGATTGAAAATCCGAATCCTCAAACAGTCCATGTCCGCCGATCGCCGCCACCTGATGCATGATCGATAGAGCGAGATCCTTGCCGAAATTCTGTACGGCCCGGGGATAAGTCAGCGTTCCGATCTCTGATACGATGTCCGCTTTCTTGGCCGGGGCCGCTGGCGGTGTATTGCCGTTCTTTTCGTCTGCCATATTCTTACTCTCTGTTTCAGGCCCACGCTGACGCTTCGATATGCCAGTTTGCCCGTGTTTGAAAGACCTCGATAAATTGATTTTTGTATTTCCCTTGCACGGCAAATGCGGTCTCGATGTTCATCACCGTACTTTCAATAGTCAGTATAGAATCCTGCCGAAAGGTTGTTTCCGGCACATTTACAAGCATAGATTCGAGCGCCATTGAGTAGTTCGGGCCTCGATCTGCCAACGTATCGCGGTTGCCGTGAACGATAGCAACTTCAATAACGACAGATAGATCAACATCGAGAATATCTTCCCATTTGGCCTTGTGTTCGATCTGCAAGAACGTCAGCGCGGGGAAAACTGTCACCAAACGAGGCGATTTGTGAAAATCCTTGATCGGCGGTAAGGCAACGCCGTCGTTGGCCCATTTGAGAGCCTCAACCTGATTCGACTGCAAATGCGAGATCAGATTGTCTCGTATCTTTGTGGCGTCGATGACGTTAACTTGTGGCGAATAGGTCATATTCGGTCAGCCGCAGGAACGTAATAATTCCCTTTTCGCAGCTCGGTAATCAGAGCTTTTTGAATCACTTTTCCCATCGAACGTTTTTGCGTGTCAGAAATACTGATCGGTTCGCGTTTCTTTAGATTGCCGCTGCCTCGCTGATGATATATCCCGTATGGAATTACGGTTCCGATCGCAAAATCTTTCGGCCCTGTCTGGTAGTAACTGCCCGGATTATCGCCAGTGAGCGATTCCCGTAAATGCCCGTCGGCTTCGAGAATCTTTTTCCCGGCTCCATAACGGGCTATTTTTTGCGCGGCATATCGTGGCGATAATGCCGGCCAATGCCCAGATGCCCCCTTACTGCCTTCGCTTGCGAATTGCTCTTTCTCGATTCGCCAAAACTCATCCCGAAGATCGGGCCAAACAGGGGAAAGATCATCAAAACTCGCATCGAGGCGTTTGAAAACGCGGTTGAATTGGTCCGTACCGTCAACCGTTAACGAGATATGAGCGTTTGCCATCGGCCTCTTTTGTCAGCGGTGTTTTCTTTTTGCTCCTGTAAACCACCTTGCTGCAGAGTTTGCACTTGTAAATCTGATCTACCGCCCTCTTGAATTTGTGTTCACAGTGCAGCATTTCACGCGAAATAATTGTTTTTCGAGTAAAGTTCCCTGTACCGACGTGTCGTAGCCAGAAATGTCGGTGAGAACTCAGCATTGGCGACGGCAGCCGATACATTTGCGAGTTCCGCAAACGCCGCATCTTTTCGCCTCCAAAGCATCAGGCCCATTTCGATGCAAGCGAGCTGCACATCGAGCGGAACGGCACCAAAGCCCCATCGGGCTGTGATCGATAAAGGCGTTTCGTCTGCGATCTCGCCGTCAAAAAGCAAGAAATGCTCTTTTTCCCGATAATCCCGATCGGCTTCCACGGCCTCAAAATAATCCGTGCCGTCAACATCGATCACGGTAATGCTATCTGCGATATACGGATCTACTTCTACATACCGTGTCCCATTGGCCCTGTATTTACGAACAGTACCGCTTGCAGCCGCCGGTGAAAAGAAACCATCGGTCACATTGCATTCACGGTCGAACAGGCGGGAAACGGCTTCAGAGAGCAATTCCCATACGTCTGTATTGTCGGCCTCATCCGCAACGGCAAAATTACGAAGTGTTTCTTTTGTGACGTAAAGATTTTCCGGCATCGTATAAAAAAATAAACCGAGTGGCCGCGCCTCACGGCCCTAGCCACTCGGCAGGTGGTGTTTGGTTCCCGTTTAGCTGCCCGACGGGAATGTAAGTTCGTAAGTGACCTGCAAGCTGTCACCGTTACCACTATCGAGATTGACGGCGGCAAACTTCGAGCGGTCAAGCAGAACACCGGCGGCATTAGCCGAAAAGACACCATGCTCCGTGATCGCCAAAACACCGCCGGAATCAGGCGTGAGCGTGGCAACCGTGCGATAGATATTTGCCGACGCCCCCTCAGTTGTCGTGCCGGTTGGCCTGACGTTACTAACGTATTCCGTGGTCAGTTCGGTTTGAAGACCCGTGTCGGCGGCGGCTTCGGCATTGGTGCCCGTCCCGAAGCCGTGATACTTCATATTCTCGACCTCGACCGAGTTCTGAAACGCATCAACGATAAAACCGACACCTGCCGTTGTCACCACGCGCAGGCTGACAAGCCCAAGATCGACAACCGAACCGTCGCCTCGGATCAGCTTGCCGTATAACGCACCGTAGCTGTGACCGATGCCAAGAACTCGGGCCGCAACAATACGCCAAAAACCGCGCATGACGTTCCCGAAATTTTGCAGGCGATAACGGTTGATCTCTTCGCTCTTTGTGAATGGCAGCGCAGCTCGGATAACGTCGCGCAGACGCTGACGGCCTGGTGTTTCTTTTCGTATCACCTTAAACGAACGATTGCCCGAGATCGCAATATCAGATGTCAGTTTCATGGTTCTTTTGCTCCTAGCTAACTTGGTTGCACCGGCGGGAGTCGAACCCGCTATCGTTTGGATATGAGCCAAACATGGTTATCCGTTCCACTCCGATGCGGCAAAAATCAGATCTCGCCACGTTCGGCAGCAACGCTAAAACACTTAGCGGCAGCGGCAACGGATGCCCGGTTTAGCTCATCACGAACACCGTTAGCGGCAGAATCAAGGGCCTTGCCGATCTTTGCGAGAATGCTTTCGTCAGTGATCTCGATAAACTCAACCGCATCACGGGCAGATTCACCCTCGCCGTAGCTGCACCGGCCAATGGCCTTTGCCGTCACAACGCCGTTCTCATCGATAGCCGCTTTTACTTCAAAACGTGTGTTTCCGATCATGGCTAGTATTATTCTCCTTTTAATCGAACCTTGAATTTGCGACTACAAATTCACTCTCGTTAGCCGCCTGCTTGGTCCCCGTCGAAAAGAACCGGTAGAACCATGTCCCGGCGAGATTTGCGTTTACATCAACCCGATAACGGCCTGTCGCCGTCTTGACAAGTGCCGCATCTACGCCATATTCGAGCGTCACAGCACTGGCTCCGGGAGCGATGTATTGAAATTTAACAACATCGGGATCAACGTAAGCATCACTCGAATCGGTGAACGCTCCGGTGCATCTGACCAGATCCCCGAGATCGAATGTGTTGATAGTGTTCTCACTTTCCATTTATACCGATGATGTGCCGATCTCGACGCCGTAAGCAACCTCGGCAGCGATCTCGACGCCGTAAGCAACCTCGGCAGCGATCTCGCATCCATAAGCCGATCTTGTCGCAATAGCTACATCAACTTTCGGATTACCCAACGTCAGGAATCGAACCAAACTACCGACGGCGGTGGTAATGCCGGTCACTATCAAAGTTCGAGCTTTGGCCAACGTGCCGGTGCTTGTGATAGACCCGTCGAACACACGCCCGATGGCTCTTATCAGTATCGCCGCCCCGCTCGGCGTTATCGCACCTACAAGATAGCGAACTAGGCTGTGAGTTAAATTGACCGCTCCCGTCGGGGTTATCGAGCCTGAGCGTGTTTGTGTGATCGCTTTTGAGATCGAACCGGCGGCAGTCACAGCACCCGTCAATATTTTTTCTGCTGTTCGATAGATCAAGCCCGAGATCGAAATACTTCCTACGCGAGATTGCGAGATCGCTTTGACGGATAAGCCAATTCCCGTTGTCGAGCCTGAATAGCTTTCAGCGATTGTTTTTTGAGGCGTTCCGGCAGGTGTGACAGAGCCGGAACGGGCCTGATAACCATCTTTTCGCAAACTGCCGGATGCGGTGGAACTGCCAGTAAACAGGGCTTCCCGTAATTTGATAGCTAATCCGGTTGCGGCAGATGATCCCGCAACGATTCTCGTTGTCACTTTCACCAAAAGACTGACCGGCGTAACGTTGCCGCTTATGTTCTTGGCAACAGATTTACTGATCGCTGATGTTCCTGTGGAACTGCCCGTGAGCGTCAGCAAAAAGGTAAATAGAGCCTCTAAGGTTCCGGCAACCGTAGATGATCCGGTTATAACAATGCTTACCGCCTTTGCGATCAACCCCGATGTCGTCAGTGATCCATCTGCGGGCTTCGATATTGTTCTACTCAGTGCTCCCGCAGTTGTTGATGATCCATTTACGGGCTTCCCCGCCAATCGCTGAGCGGAGCCTGCCGCCGTAGAGACTCCGGCCCGTTTTTGTGATGCGTCTTTTTTTACTGCTCCTGCTCCTGTAATGCTTCCGCTAAGGTCTTTTGTGTAGGAGCTTGAGGCGGTGTAATACACCTTCAACTGGATCACATCGATATACACGCCTGCGGTTCCGCCGCCGACTTCCTGTGCTCTGAGGAACACACCGACATCCGTATCGTTAAAATCGGCGCCGGTCGGTGATGTCAGCCCCCAAACATCCGCCGCGCCGCCGTAAATGATCTCCTCGTCCGTGTCCGACCAATTATTGGCATCCGACTTGTCATTACCGACCGCATTGCCTGTGACGTCCACAAGCTGCATCATTAGGTCTTTAGCCCTACCGCCACTCGCGACATCCAACGCGTGACGAATCACTCTGACCGATATGCCGTTTATCGTTGCGGTTCCGGGCACGGTCGCCACCGTATTGAAATCACTCGCATAGAGTCGTGTCGTCGTCTCCGACGCCGCGATATCGACATTTGAGTATGCCGCATCCTCCGCAGCGGCATACTCAGGAGTGTCCCACACACGGTCCCCGCCGCTCGTCTGAACTACCGAGTTTGGATTTAACCAATCTGTCTCTTCCATCTACTACTTACCCATCGATCAGCGTCACATCTTCTTCCGCAACCTGCGCGATCACAATGGTCTTGCCGATCTGAATAGGCGGCTCAGTCGCCGGATCGGAAAAGACGATAGACGCACCATCATCTCTGGCCTCAATACGGTCAAATTCCAAAACACCGTCATTCTTGATCTTGTTCGCGTCATGTCTTCGTATGTCATATAGTTCTCCTGTTCTAACTACCCTAAAATCAAAAGCACGATGTTATTTCGCATCGTGCTTTTGATTGTTGTGTTTTCAAACGAATCGTTTACGCGCCGTTCGCATTGATGAGCAGTGACACAACAGGCCGCGTTACTGCTCCTGAAAGCGTCCCCGCCGCTGTGAATCGAACAAGCAAACGATCACCCTCAACCACGTTCAGATCGGCTGCCGTAGTCGACAATGTCAGTGCCCGAACCGTATTGGCCGAAATCGCAGTTCCACCGGTCGATTTGGTCGTATTGGCGTCCGTAGCTGCAAGCAGCGCGGTCGATCCGGCTCCGGCCTGACCGAGATTCGTGATGCTAAACGTAACGTAATTGGTATCGTGTGCCGCAAGGCTCGCCAGCGAACTGAAATACGCAGCCTGAACGCTCCCCGATTTAGGCACGATCAGATATTCGTCCGTTGTGCTTGTCGTTGCTATTTGTGTGGTGCCCGGAGTATTCAACCCGTAGCACTTTAGTCGTCGTCCCATAATGTTTTATTTCACTCCTTTATTTTTCGTCGGCTTTACCGACTTGTTCACGGTTGGCTTTGCGGCTTTCTCATCTACGGCATCAGCCGCCGCCTTTTCCGGTTGAGCTACCTTGCCGATACCGTATTTATCGGCCATTTCTTTCGGGACATCCTGCCCTTTGTTGATAAGGCGAAAAGCCGCCTTATCCGCATCGGTCGTTAATTCCCTGTTCTCATCGAGATAGTAATCCCGGTCTGCGATTCCCATAGTGGCTCCTGATAGCTTTGTATGCGTAAGAGGCATATTGTGCTTATGGGCGGGGCCGAGCGAACGAACCCCGTCCATAATTCTGTTGCGATTAGTCGATGCTCGTGACTGTGCAGAATGCCAACGGGCGATAGACCGTCAAAGCAAGCCGCTCTTCAACACGCACCGTAATGCGGTTAAAGTTCACATCATCCTCGTTCTGATCAAACGCCTCGACCTTAACGCCCTCACGCTGCCAGATCATCGCACCCAGCCGAAATGCACCCACAAGGGCCGTTCCAGCCGCGATCGCCGTGGTTACAACGACTTTCAGGCCCCAATACGAATCGCCCGCGATACCTGTGAACGGTCCGCCGCCGTAGTATTGCAGGTGCTCGTCTTTCGCCAGCCGCAAAAGCTGCCAGTCGGTCGGATGGCATACCAGAGCGTCCGGCTCAAAAAATCCGACCGAACGCACCTTTGTGATCGCCTTGTGGATCGCGTCAGCGTTGGTGTCGCTGCCCTGAGCCTGCGTCTGAATGCCCGATGTTTGCAGGATGCCAGTGATCTGAGCACCCGAACCCGTGCCGTTGAGAAGCTGGTTGTCCTCTTTGAGAACGACCATGTCCCGCAACCGCGAATTAACGTAGTCGCGCATCATCGGAAAGTCAGCAAAGACCTCATCTGCCACCTTGATGACAACAGCGATCTTCTTGACCGGTGCCGACGCATCATCCGTCGCAAGCGTGGCTTCGGGCTTCTCGCCCTCTTCCGCAACCATACCGGCTGCATTGGTGAAGCTCGTTTCCTTTATGAATGGGACCGCATTCATCGAGGTCTGCCCGACGTTCATCAGATCACGAATCGTCGGCTTCTGCTGTTCGACAAGGATGATCCCACCGGTGTTGGCGTAGTTGACGGTCGAATCAAGCCCCGTTGCGGTTGTTGTAAACGTTGCCTTGCGTCCTGCCGGACCGCTCGGAAACAGCGAACCCTTAAGATCCACACCGAATTTGCCGAACGTGGCGACTTTGCCGTCACGAATGACGCTCTTATACGCCTCACTCTCGACAAACTGCTCACCGAACGATTTTGCGGCCTCAAACGGCTGCGAGATCACACCATCACTGCCAAGCGGCGTTTTACCATCCGGCTCGGTCAGGAATGTTTTGAGGCCAAGTATCGTGTTGTCCTGCTCGATCGCCTTGCGGATCGTCTCGCCCTCAGCCAAAAGAGCGGTCAGCTTTTCGCGGTTCTCGGGCGTATCACCGTCGCGTTTGCCGTCTTTTTCTTCCTCGATAATCCCGGTCAACGCAGTAATCTCATCGAGTTTGCCTTGTAAGGCTTTAGTCTTGTCTTTTGTATTCATTTCACTTCTCCTAAAGTATTGAATTTCTAAGGGTTAAAACCCGCGTTTTAGCCTTTTGAATTTCAAGCCAATCTGGAGAAAGTGAAGTGTCTGAATTGACGGCTTCGGCTTTGCCCTCATCGGTACTTGATGTATCATCGGCAGATTCGTCATCAGGCTTGCAAACGGCGCCTAATCCACAGGCCGTATCATGAATAAGATCGATAAGGTTTTGGTCATTGGCAGCGTTACGACGCCCTGCCTTGATCTGCTGAGAGATCAAACTAAGTTGCGAAGCGATTACGCCTAGCGGCAGGGTATCGAGGCCCTTTGCACCGTCGGCAACCGTCGCAAAATTACAGCCCCAGAGAACATCCGACGTGTCGTATAGCTTTAGCTCAAGCAGCTCACGAACTTCCTGAGTCTTTTCGGCATCGCCATCAACAAGCTCGGTTCGCGTCGATGCCTGAATAATGTCGAATGCAAACGACATTTCATTGATATCGCCGGCGTCGATGGCCTTGAGAATCCAATTGGCGAGATCAACGTCGTAATACTCACGTTTCACCAACAGCCCGCCAGTTGCGTCGGGCGATTTTTCGAGAACTTCGGCAGGCAGTTCGGAACGCGAAAGTTCGCGCAGTTCTAGGATCGATGCAACAGGTGGATGCTGATAGCTATGGTTCCACAGGAACTTACAACGCTTTGCACCCTCTTGGATCGTTTTAGCGAACGCCCCGGGCATTACGCGATCACCAACGGCGTCAACATTGCCAAAAACCGCTGCGATACCGGCACGAATACGGCCCGTCGCCTCAGCTTTTATATTGGTAAACGGTAACGATTTGAAATCTCGCTCCATAGAAAATGAGAGTAAAGGAAACTAAAAAGAGTTATTTTGGGCGACTGAGCACCCGTGCGAGCTTTGTCCCTGTTACTAAGAGCGGCAACGCAACGACGATCGACATTACATTTGAGGCGATAATATGCGGTGGCAACGCGGCCTCGACAACCCTTGCAACGGATGCCGCCGTCAGCGCACAAAAGAACCACAGCACCTCGCGTTTCAGCCCGTTCTTTGAGCGATAAACGAGCACGGTAACGATCACGCAGTTGATAGCGATCCCGATGAACAGCAGTTGAACGAATATGTTTATCATCGTCATTATTTACTTCGGCGATTGAAGCACGAGGGCAAGCACTGCCATCACCAGGGCGGTCACGATCAACCCGACAACGGCGAATACGAGCTTCTTAACCGGGCTAAGCGATTCGATATGCATTTCAACGACAGCAACGCGAGTGCCAAGCTCGTCCATTTTGCGATCAAGCGTGGTCACGTCATTGGCGGTATTGCGTGTTCTCTCATCAATACGCCCAAGCAGTTCAGCGGTTGTGTATTCGTCCATTACTTTAGTGACGGCGGCTGCCATAGTCTTAGATGCACCTCTCCTTACTGTCACTGGAATCGTGAAAGGCGGCCCATCTAAGCTCCCGGCAAGCCGCGTTTGTTGTTAACCTATATCACCTCAGCCGCCTTTAGAACCACGAATATCACGCCTGCGGCCAGTGCGAGATATACGGCAACGCCGATGACAAAGAACACCTTTCGTTGCATCTTTCCGGTCATAGTCATAAACCTCTCCCTATCCCGATGCCAAAGGCTATCGTGGCTATTGTTTTCAGCACGTTGACGAATTTCTGCCAGCCGGACTTGCCGCGCGACAACTGCTTCTCGTATCGCTCAATGATCTCCGATTGCAGCTTGATGATGCCCTTTAGCGTCTCGATCACCTGTTCCTGGATGGTCTGGATGTCCTTGCCTACTTGGACGGCCCGCTGGAGTGAATCTATCGCGGTCTGGGCCGAGCGGATGGCGACTGTGGACACGTCGCGCTCGGCTTCAAGTTTAGTGATCGCAATGCGGGCGGCTGCGAGTTCATCGGCTGCCCTTGCCGCACGGTCAATGGTTGCTTGAGGGACGCAGACGCTATCGGTAGAGCATTGCGCACTAATATTCATTGCCCCAAAGAGCAAAACGACAGCTATCACAGTTATAACGCGCATATGTGTCATCATTCGGTGCCTCCGTAGGAAGCCGTAACCGCTTCGGCGGCTTCGTTCACGTCACCATCGGCGTCACCTATCAGCCGTTGCAGATCGCCCATTGAGACACTCAATACGGCATCGCCGCTTTCAGTGAGACGCAGATCGGCGCGGGCGTAGGCGTCGGCGTGGTTGATCTTGTCTTTTAGTTCCTCTAGGGTCATAGCTGTTGCCGCCTACCTATCCAGAGCCTCCAGCTTGCGGTTAAGCTCATCTACCGTCACGCCCACCTGATTCGAGCTGCGCGCCTGATTCACCGCCTCAAGTGCCGCGTTTGCGTCACGTCTCGCCGCTTCCGTCGCATTCACCGCGTCATTGAACTCAGTGATCGCGGCGTTAGCATCCTCAAGTGCCCGCTCCTGACGCTCTTTGAGAACCGCCTGCTGCTGTTCAAGTTTGATAACAGCATTCGTCGCCGCGTTGATGTTCGCTTTCAGCTTGTCGATCTTTCGCCCCGCAAAATAACCGCCGCATCTATCGGTGACAAACAGCACGAAACCGAGCACGATGACGCCAAGCACACACGCGCCGATGAGCTTCCACACCTTCGGCGTATATGGCGGCAAGAGATTTGCCATCGTCAGCATCAGTGTTCCGTGCCTCCAATATCGCGGTGAATGACCAGAACGCCTCCGTCCACGTCCGGGCTAAAACCCGTCCGCTCAACGCACGGCGAGCACCAACACAACGACCCGTCCACGTCGTCGGTGCGGTGCTCGCGCCCAAGCAGCACGCCCTCGACCTCAAAGGCATACACGGCCTCATCAAGTGATTGTGGATAGCTCATCTCAAGTGCTATGCTGTTGCCTCTAACGCCTCGACAAAATGCGATTTCGGTTCATATTCGCTCTCTTTGCCGGCCTACGCTTCTCATCAGCCTCGCCGTCATCGCCGTTTGCACCTATCTACTGCGCCGCTTGGCGCTGTCAATGCAGCTCCACGCTTATCGCCGGAACCGTGAATACCTGCCAGCCGATAAGTCCAAGCATTACAAGCACCGTGATCGCTGACATCACCAGCTTGCGGTCGTTATACGCCCGCCGGATAGTCACGATCGCATAGATCAGGAATGCCGCCCAAAAGATGATGTTTTCCATGCCTTTAGCCCCCTAGCTCCACTCGATGTCAAAACGATCCTTTGATGTATTCGCCGCCGCCTCCGTCTTGACCTTTTCGTTCTTTTTCCAGGTGTCCACCGCGTAGTGAATGACGCGAAAGATGAAGTAGCCCACGGTTGCGATAAGCAGCCCGACAGCTACTTTCGTCAGCAGGCTTACCACCCATTCAGGCCAGCCCGACGCCTGTTGTGCGTATTCACTCAGTGCGGCAAACGACAGGTTGCCGCCCGTGGCCGCCGCCAGATCACGCTTGATTACACCCCAAAAGCCAACGCCCATATACGGCTCAGGCGAGGGCAAGGTGACAGTGGTTGATTGTGAAGATGTTGGCGGCGGATCAGGCGGATTCACTCCGGGGTTATCAAGCCCGGTTTGTGTGCCATTGTCGGTTTGATCGTTTTGCGGGTTACCGGCAGGAGGTGTCACTGCGGGATTAGCCGCCGCCGAAAGTTGTGCGGCGAACCTGCGATAAGCAGCCGCCATTTTCGTGTCGTATTTGTTCTTGCGATAGCCTTCGCCGTTATAGCCATTCGCAAACGATGCCCAATCAAGTTTTCTTAAAAACTTCTCCAGTGAGTTTGAAATGACAAATTCGACAAAAGCATCCAGATGTCTCCCCTCGCTCTCTTTCATCGCGTCAACAAACGCGCCGACTGTTGAGAAACCGCAGGCCGTATGGTTAAAGCCCATTATCTGAAACTTGCCCCATGAACAGGCCATCATCGCTGCTCGCGGGTTAAGGCTAAAAGCTTCGTTGAATTTGTTGCGTTGATTTTGTCCCGCCGCCCCGTAGTTGCCCGCCGATCCCGATAGGTGAGGATGTGTCCGGTTATATCGGCCTTGCGTATATTTGCGAAAGATGTGCCGCTCAAACAGGATCGTTGGGAATCCGTCAGAGTAGAAGCCGTTGCCGCGTGATTCGACGAACGATACCGCTTTGATCGCCGCAACCTCGCACCTTAGCCGCTTCGCTGCCCTGCGAAAGTCTGCATCTGTTAGTTGCGGGTTTCTTTCAGGCATTATTTAGCTAAGTTAGCTAAATATCCTGAGCGTTTTTTTGATGAGTTGATTTTAGAGTTCTGAAACCACTGATATGCTGCGTTCAACTATCGAATCATCATAAAGCGTAGATGCATATTTACGGCCTGTAAGATTCACCGTCGGCAACGAACCCCTCGCCGCGTCTATTTCAATCTCCTCGATCATCACCGGCAGGTTTATAACACCACTCCCGCTGTCTGTGATCGCACATACATCACCCTCCTGCAGCAAAAGAGCTTCGCGGGTAGCTTCCCATTTGTAAAAGAAATCAGCATCGCGTCGCTCAGCGAGCAGCCCGGCCGCTATGCGATACGCCTGATCGGTATTGTCGATACCCTGCCCGTTTACTTCGAGTTTTGATACTTTCTTTGTCTTTGCAATATGAGCGTCGTCTCGAAGCCGTAGTTCGATCAGCCTCCAGTCATCAGATGCATCACGATATTTGAGATCAACCCGATTGATCGCTTTTGACCGATTCCCTAAAAGCCACGAATACGATGCCGCCAACACATTTGCACGAGAAATCGCAGACCTAACCTCTTCTCGGTCACTGAATACCGCCGCCACACGCATTACCTCAGTGCCGGTGCGATTAAGATCAGGCGGCAGCGGAGCAGTCAAAAGCGGCAAACTGTTGATACTAAATGCCGCGCCACTATTGTTTGCGATATAGCGAAGTTTAGTTGAATCAGCAACAGGCGAAACATACCAATTAACACTTGCGGCACCTGTTGGTAGTGGTGTTATCGCGGTTACATCGATCTTTTGATTTGCCGTTAATGTGACCTCTTTATATTTTGAAAGCAATGTCTCATTCCCACTTGAATCCACATATGAATAACTGACCGCATACGCTCCTGCCGCAAGGCTTCCGCTTCCCGCCGCCGTTAGTGTCGGCGCTGTTGTCGGATCTGCCAATGGAGCATCACTCGCATTGTCCAGCCCGGCATCTATAGTCAATGTCCCGATACCCGGAGTAATTACTACCTGTGTATCACCTGATTCCCAAGCGGTCGAAAATCTCCGGCATAATTGCGGATGCGAAGCGATCATACCCGCTATAAATGACGCTATTGATTCGGCTGTATCACCCGATGACGTTCTGAATGCAAATGTAGTCGTATCAACCGTGATCGTGCAATCAACGACCGATGCCGAAGTGACTGAGATCGTTCCCGTGGCCGGCGTGGAAGCTCCGTCGCATCCTGAAAAACCCGTGATCGAGAACAAACCGCCTGTGCTTGACAGCGCAAGGCTGTTTGCGGCAGTCGAATATGCCGCCGCCGTTACACGCCTGATCTCGCTTTGTGTGGTGTGCGGGGAGATCAGCAGCCAATTATCGGCATTCCCGATCCAATCTTTGACGTTATCTACATCGATAGCCGTTTCATCTACCGACAAAGCCTCAGTTGCAAACGCATACGACACAGGCTTTTTGTTCCTCAACGCGATCGCCCCATTCGCCCCTTGTGTCAAATAATGACGAGATGTAACGAAAATAACATTATGCAAAAGGTCATTTGCACCCATTTCATCATTAACGGTGATATTGCTTGTGTATCGCCGCCGCACAAACGTTCCCAATCCCGGCAATTGCCCCTGTGGTGGATTTTCAGGCGGTTCGACTGGCGGCTCTATGTGCGGTATTGACATTGATCTTTAACTACCCTTCGGGAACAAAAATAAAATCAGTCAGGCTGCGGTCAACGATATATTCAGCATTGTAGTTGTATGCTTCCGTGAAAGTGTCATCCTCCAACCAGTCAGAATCGAGTTTGAAGAAATAACCGCTGGTCAATAAATATCGGGCTTGAGCCGCCGCATTATCCGACCATTCATCAGCGTCGGTCCAGTCTCCGTTCTCATCAGGGATCGTCATCAACAATCCTTTTATGACCGCTACGATCTCCGGCGCCGGTTCAGCAGCATCGACCGTCGAATTTGTGCATTTGCCTGTAATGCAAGCCGTTCGAGAGTAATTTCCCGGCCCCGGCCACGATGATGCAATGTTATTGGCCGCTCCCACCAACCCCATTGTTTCGACGTAATCTGTTGCAGATAAAGGCATTCGGCTGTCAACCGAGCGAGCATTATCAATACTGCTTATCGGCCCCTCACACGCAGCACTGCGAACCTTAAGATATGTCCCAATATCAGCATAGGCAATATGGGTCAACACAATCTGCTGACGCCCCATCACAAGCGGCACGGGCTTACTCGCGTCGATGTCGGAATAGCTCGAATATGACCGTGTTCGATCAAGTTTTAGTTTGAGATACCAGATCATTCCCCACAAACCGGGCCGCCGCCTGACAAGATCGGTAGTTCCGTATTGCGGAATGTGAATAAACCCCTCAAACTCAGGATCGGTAGATACTCGCCCCTCAGCATCTTCGCGTGAGAACTTACGACGCGGAACGGTCACCTCCATTGCACCCAAAAGCCATCCTGCCGTTACGCTAAATCGCTGTCTGGAGCCGCTCTTTGGCTTTTCACATCGACCGGTAAACAATATCTGGCTTTTGGCAAGCGTAGTCGAAAGGGACCGTGAGATCAGGCGTATGACCATTATCAGCCCCTCAAAACCGTGCGCGAACTCAAAGGCCGCCATCTGGCCGTCTATATTGGAAAACTCAACCGTCGCAGTATTTGCTTCGGCGGTGATCTTACGATCAATATTGCCAAACCGTTTTACAACCCGATCGTATGTCACACCACCAAACGTGATCCCTGAAACGGCAGCAAAACACCCCAACGCATCGTCAGGATCAAAACCGCTCGCCCCCGGAGCGGCATCTTCATCATAAATCTCGCACACCACCGAAAGATCAGTAGCGGATTCGAGAATAACTTGCCAATCTGCATTATCGATCATGGATATTTACACAGGCGGAAAAAACATTCATGCCTCCACGATCTGTAATCATCATGGTCAGAATTGTAGGACTTGATACGCACCCCAGTATGCGTTTCTCCCCATTTATCCACCAAAGAAAACGAACGCGAACGACGGGCGGCCCTGTTAAATTCGTCAAATATATCGAGTTGGGCACGAGTCAGCCCTTGAAAGCCTATCTCCCATTCGATAGGTGGCGTATCGGTGCGATCATTGAATGTGCGTCCACCATCCTCAAATTCATATGTATCGGTCATATCGTCCCAATTTAACGGCAACTCTTTGAACCGACGCCATTTAATGCCCGTCAATGTTGGGTCAGGGAACTCAAGTGTTGTGCCGGCGGTCAGCCACAGCAGATATCGCAGATCGTAATAAAGCCTGATCTTTCGAAGATCGTTACCGGAGAGAACAGCCGAATAAAGTTTGAGATCGGCCCACCGGCCCCGCCATCGACGGCCTGTATTGTTTGTCTGCTGCCCGACTTGCAGATTGGTCAACGAAAAACCGCTGGTGAGTATTGCTTCGAGCAACTCGAAGTTAGAAAACGGAGCCTCTTGAGACGCTTCGGCATAGGCTACCTGCGATTTCCGGTAGGTGTAGCTGCCGCCCCAACCAAAATCGACAAACTTAGTCGATGAAGCTGCGTTACTGCCTACCAGAACGGAGATCGCATTGTTATCACCGATCAATCCGCGATATGTCCCTCCGAAATTTGCTGCCAAGTCATATTTCGCAAGCATAAAGATATGCTTGGCGTTCATCGATCCCGAACAGGTCAGCGGGGCATCGCCTGAATGATTGATAGCAGGACGCCCATTGATCGAATTTAGAGTTACGGTCTGGGCAGCAGGCGACACAGGAACGTCATTATTGGCGACTAACGTGCGGGAATTGCCGGAATAATCCGTTACCTGTTCAACTGTCGCAGTAGTGACCTCATCGAGCGGATAATCAGCCATCAACCCGCTTGTAGGAACTAATTCGGATAAAAAATATGCTGTCATCTATTGCTAACTAATAGCGTCGAGTATCGCCTCGCGGAGTTCACCATTTCTGCGCACCTCGATCTTGAACATATCTGCAAACCAGTTTGAACGGTCTTTGAATGTCACCACGAATTCCGGCATGATACCCGGCTGATTGCGGCCAGTCTCAATGATCTTGTCCTTTTGCCCTGAATACACAACACCGCCCTTGCCTTTTTCGCCCTGTCCTGATGGTGTACCGCTTCCGGCACTGCCGTACGCACCTGACGATTCTTTTTTGAACGAATTCCCGGCCAATGCACGGCCTGCGAGAGCAGCTCCTACTGCGACAGATCCAAATAACGCAGCCGCTGTAAAGTGAGCAGCGGCCTCGCCGGGGTTGAAGAATAAGGTGGCAAATCCCATTGCTAACTCGAATATCGCTCTCATTCCCGCTTCGGCAGCGAGCGAGGCAAGCGTAGCCGCAAGGATTTTCTTGAGAGCGGCGGGGCCGGTCTCGCCCATGAGCACCCAGTTTTGGATCAGGCCCCCGATCGCTTGCGTCATCGAGGTAAACGCATTTACAAACAGCCCGCCTATGCCCTGCATCGTCTCTTCGAGAGTTGGCCCGTCAGCCATGACCATATCTCGGAATTGTTTCCACGAATCGATCAAGTCACCAAAAGGCGAATAACCCTTTTCGTCATCTGGATTTACGACTTGGCTGTATTTGTCCTGTATTTCCTTTAGTGCTTCCTGAAACTCTTCTTCTGCTAACAGTGCTTTTTGCTTATAGAGTTCATCGAGTTCGGCAAGGAGCTTTCTTTTCTCTTCCTCATCCTTGACCTCATCACTTATCTTCTGCGCCCGTAGTTGTTTTTCATCCTGAAGCAGATCGCGTTGGCGTTGTAATTCGTTTCGCAAGACTCGGGTCATTGCCGCATCTGCTTCGCCGCGCAGTTTGTTTTGTTCTTTTAGATTTCCTTTCTGATCGGCAATGATCCGATCCCATGCTTCTTCTTCGCTTTTTATGTATGCTGACTGCCTTTCGTTGTTGACAGCCATCAGGTCGTTCGTCAATTGACGGGCTATCTCAAGGCGTTTCTCAGCAAGTTTTTGATCTGCGTCGGCGATAATGTCATCGTTCTTTTTGACATCATCAGCTGCGAGTTCCTCTAACGCTTTACGCCGATCCTGCTGCTTCTGTGCAAGCACCGTAAGCTGAGTTTCCGTTGGGTCTTTTAAGAGTTTTCTCTCGATCTGATCGAGGGCATCCAGCACAGGCGGTAATCCATCCGCAAGTTCACGGTTCGCTTTGTTTGCGGCCTCGATAAAAGCTGATGCATCGCCGGTTTTTTTGAACTCCTCGCGGATGCGGGCCATTGCATCCTTATAGGCATCTTCCAGAGCATCGAGCCGCATCTTTTGGAGTTCAAGTTGGGCTTGAGTCTCGGCTTGTTCCCGACGCTCAGCCGCCATTTTCGCTTTGGATGCACCGCCACCGCCGCCGCCACGACCGCCGCCGCTGCCTTTTAGCTTTGCGCCCCCTTTTGGAAAGGAAAATACAGAATCAGTGGGATCAATCGTGCTAATGGTGCTATCAACACTGCCAAATGACTTATTGATCTGTTGAAGCAGTGCGAAGACCGGGCTTAACATTCCAAACAGCAGAGATACCTTGTCATAGGCACTCAAAGCCCGTACGCCAATTAAGTCAAGGGCTGCCCCGATAGCCCTACTGGCCGCATTCCAAACGATTACGGCCCCGCTCACAGCCTCACCCATGACCTGACCCCAAAGCCGGGCAGTGTCACCACTCTGCGACATCGAGTTTGAGATCTGATTCATGGCGTCGGTCAACGCAGGCATCAACTCAAAAGCGAATTGATGCCCAATGGCCTGTGCCTGCATCGAAAGCGTGTCGAGGGTGTCTCCGAACTCATCCGCCGCTCGTGCATCCTCGTCGGACATGATGAGGCCCATTGCGCGGAGTTTGTCTATCAAACCCGGCAGATCGCCGTCAAATGACTTTATGACCGCAAGAACTTCACCTGTTCTGTCTTTGAATAGAGCTTTGGCCGCCGCCGCCTGCTGGTCAGCGGATGTCATTTCAGCGATCTTTTGAATCGCTTCGCCAAGAGCGGTATTCGTATCGCGGGCTGTGATCCCGTATTTTTCGAGCGTGGCGTTGGCTTTCTCATTCCCCTGATTTGCCTCACCCAACAGGACATTGAATTTAGCGACTGTTCCCGTTATAGCCTCGAACGAGGAGCCGGAAGTTTCAGCCGCGTAACGCAAAGCTGATAGAGTCTCAGCACCCAAACCGGTTTTCTGCGAAGCGTCAAAAATAGACGATCCGTATTCAGCCGTGCTTTTTGTGAGGTTAAAGATCGCAGTGGCCGCTCCGAACGCAACTCCGGCAACGGCGGCTATTGCGGCTCCCGCAATTGGCAGGCCGACGGCCAGGCTGCTCGCGGCAGAGGTGGACAAGCCGAGACTTTTAGAAAGTTGAGCAAATGCAGTTTGGGCCTCAGAGGTATCGCCCTTTGCTTTGAAAAGCAGGGATATGCTGTCGCCGGAAATTGCCACTATTTGACTTTAGCGACGAACCTGATCTGTTATTTATCGTAGTAACTTAGACGATCACGCCGATATGCATACATCTACAACGATCTTGACCCTCACATTCGGGATTTGGGGCAGCGGGCAGATCAAGCGGATCATCGGCGGTTTGCCCGTCGGCATCCTCGCACGGACCGCAAGTATTCGCATCGAGGATCGCTGAATATTCGGTGTATTGAATCTCGCCATTGGCGGTCTGTTCCGCGATCTCGTCATCCCGGCCCGATGACAGAGCTGCGTTAGCCGAACTACCTGCGATACCGTCAATAAACTTATCGCTCTGCTCGAAAAGAGCCTCGCGTAACTTCTCAACGGTGTAATCAACTAATAGCTTTAGAGTCAAATACTGATTCACCCCCCGGCTAGTGATTTCGTTAATAATTCTCGATACAAGCCCGTCGGTCAGCTCGTCAAGATACTCAAGCCATTTCTCTTCATCGTTATCAGCCTTGACGTCAATATGACCGTTAGAGATGCTCTTTTCTGCGTTTTGTGCCCGTATTTCCTCGATTATCTGGTGACGTCCAGTTTCATAAGCTGACTTAAGAGCCTTAAATATCTCCTTTCGCCGTTTTGGATCAGGAACAAGCGTTAAAGTATGCGCCGTTTCCGCCGTAAGATTATCGAGTTTTGTAACGGCCTGTTCGATCAATTCGAGGCGAAAATTGGTGAGAGTTTTAATAACACGTTCTTTTTCTGTCGCGTAATCAGAAACGATCTTCTTGAGATCGATCACCGTTTCAACGCCTCGGGGTTCACGGCCTAAGATCAAACCGTCAAGATCGTAGGTTTTCTTGTTTTTTTCAGGATTAGGAACGATCAGTTCGGAAATCTGCCGTTGAGACTTATCGTCGTCGCTATCTTGGTCATCAGGATTGTCCCCTGTGGTTTCCACAAGTTCTTGAGGCTCCTTACCCGCCTCAACCTTTTCAAACGCCTCAGCAGCACGATTCTCAGGCGACAAAGCGGCAAGCGTTCGCGGTTGGAGATAGTAATCACCATCAGGGTCGGCAGGTTTGCCCGTTGCTTCTCTGAACTCATTTAGGGTCCAGCCACCGGCCTGAAAGTTCTTCCGCGCCCGTTCGTGGATCTTCTCAACATCCTCTTGGAGAAAAGCAACATTAGAAATATCAAAACCTACTCGGATCTTCTCAGCCTGAATATTCTCAATATCCTCGAACATCGGGAGCACAAACCATGTCAGCCATTCGCGCAAGATCGAAAGCTCGCCTGAAATCTTGTTGTCCCAGAAGTTTTGCAGCTCGGCCTTTGCTGTTGCATTGGCCGTCACATGCATCAGACCGACATATGCACCGACAAGATTTGGCGGGACGCCGAATACAGCACAAATTCGGCTCTCGAACCGGCCAGAGAGCGAATCAGATGCCAACTCATCGAGATTGCTGCCGATCTTCTGAAACTCGGCGTTCTGATCGAGGACCGCAATACCTTTTTGATTGGACCCACCGCGCGAGTATTTCTTACGCCAAAGGGCCTGCAAGGCTTCGCGCTTCGATTCCGGCACCGTGGCGTTGATGATCTTCAAAATCCCCGACGGCGTACCGTCAGATTCAAAGAACGCATCAACATAGTCAGTAAAGCCAAGATCGCTATTGATCGATTTTAGAGCGGCATCGAGCGGCGCGAATCCATTGAACTGATCGAGCAGATCGGGGCGCCGACGGATAAGAACATCTTCTTTCCTGAGCGGTATTCGCCGCCCGTCTTTCGCCGTGTATTCGTAATGCAAGATTTCCGTCTCTCTCGCATCATATCGAGGCTGTACGCGGTTTGGGTTCAATACAGTCATCGAGACCGGCACACCGGCCCGCGATCGCTCCAAATGAGCGTAGAACTTACCCATGCCCTGCTCAGACTGAACCATCAGCTTACGCACGTCACGGCCTGTCTGATAGGCATTTGGCCGCTTGAACAGTGATGTCAGCATGTGCCCGGGCTTGGCTTCCCATTCACTTTTTGAGTTCTTTTCTTCAACAACGATCTCAGCGTCGTTCATTACGTCTGCGATCTTGTTAACGCAGGCGAACACCAATTCATGGGATCGATACGCTGTGAATGCGGAATTGCTGTCGTAACGAATGCGGGTATGCTGCCGATTGAGACCGAATATCTCAGCGCTCGATCGGGCGCCGTCGGCAAAGGCGAGGTTATCGGACTTGGCCCGAAGAAAAGGGAGAGAATTTTTCAGTTCGAGCCAAAATCCCATTTTAGATGGTTATGCCTAACGAATTATTGACCATCACGCCGTAGCGAAATGCGTCATACCAATCATCGCCGCCGCGCCCGAGATCGTCAGTATCGACCTTTAGAACGTCCTCGGGATCATTCGGATTGTGCATCATGGCCGGTAAGCACTCGATAAGCCCCTTGCACGTTGAACTGATTTTAATTGACGGCTCTATCGCTTGTTTTTTATCACCAAGTAAATGCAGTATCTTTCCGGCCCCTGCTTTGCGCGAGACATTCGCCGGATGCAGGAATATCCCGTGCCGGGCAAACTCATCGGCAAAACTCTCGCCGGTGTCGCCCTTACGAGCGAACACGTCCTGCCCTGCCACGAAATTAGAGAGCATGTCGAGGATCACGCCGTGCGAGGCAAGCATTTCCTTGATGCCGTCACAGTTGGTTGAAATAAGCTGCTTACGGGCCGCATATTCGCCTATGACGTAGATAATGCCGTCGTACTCACAAAAAAGATAGCAGGCCGTGTAATGCTTGAATCCGTAATCGAGCGCACACCAGATATTCAGCTCGGGAATCTTAAGATCGGGAACTTCTTTCGGATCGATAACATGGATCTCGTAATTGAACGTCTCAAAGAACTGGCCTGCAAAGATGTCCCAATCGCCGTCGAGCCATGCATCGCGCTTCCAACCGGTGAGGGCTTCTAACTTCGCCCTGTAAAACTTATCAACCTTTTTATTGTCCGAGACGTTAGCAAAGACAAACCGCGTAGTGGTTTCACGGCCCTCTCGCATCGGCGTAATGAATTTGTTCTTGAGGTAGTTATGCGAGATGCCGCCCGGATTGAACGTGTAGTAGGTTCGCGGCTTGAATCCCGCGATCGACGTGCGGTTAACTGTTTTGATCTCTTCGATCTTGGATTGTGATAGCTGCTCTGCCTGCTCGATAAAGATCACGTCGTATTCGAGGGAAAGGTATTGGTTTATATCTTTCTCGTACTGAAAATGTCCGATCTTTACAGTTGATCCGTTTGGGAAGTAGATAACTGACCGCGTTGGCCGATGCGGTACGCGGGGCAGAATCCGCGTACACAGCTTTTGCATCGATTCTTCTGCTGACCCTGCTTTCTCGCGCAAAAAAAGAACCGACAGATTTGCCCATTTCTGACAGTCATCAATGGCTATCTGAGCGAATCCGCAATGTGTTTTGCCACCACCTCGGGCACCGCCATAGCCTATATCCTCGATCTCATCAATAGTGTCGGCCAGACGAGCATACCCGTGAAACATCATTTGCTTTGGTTGCGGGACATAACCGGCGACAAGGAACCGTTCGAGGCTGTCTTTCGGGACACCGGCATCTTTAGCCGTCTGTATCAGCTCTAGTGTCGAGTTCGGAACCCGTTGTATCTGTGGGGCCGTTGTCATAGATCGAATCGATAGTGTGCTGCAAATGCACGTCGAGAGAACCGGCGACGTTTTGATTGATGTCGAATCGTTCGCGGTAGAGTTCTGGGCGTTTGGCTTTTAGACCGACTTCAAGCAGTCGGTCCGAGAATTTCCGTATCTTGGCAACCATCTTGCCTCGATAGAACACGGGTTCCTGATAACCCTTTACAGAACGTCGGTAGAGTTCCTCTTCCATTGCATCGGCGACTTGCTGAATAATGTCATCCCATGCCTGTTTGAAATCAGCGTCGGACTCACGGTGAATGTAGGCGTTAGCCCGAGAGATACCGGCAGCTTTGGCGGCTTTCGAGACGTTACCTGCACTAGAGAGTAATTTTGCAAGGAACTTTTGCTTTAGCTGAGTTGTGAACGGGGTTCCCTGCATATTGTCTAGATTGTGTCGAAAAGCAACAAAAAGGCTGTGCCAATACGACACAACCACAATTTTACGCCTCTGGATCGCGTGTTATAGGTCTCTCAGGCGGGATTCGAGGTAAGCAAATGTTTTTGGCGCTCGAATATCCAGTTCCGCGAGACCCGTTCCCAGACCGTCAAGAGGGATGACAATGAGGCGGTCTGTCCGAAATCCTCTGCCGGCTACTTTGATTAGTGCCGCATCGAGCACCTTACAGTTCGTTTCAAACTCATCGTCTGTAAAGAAATCCTCATCGCTCATGCCCGGCGTCTTTTTCGTTGGGATGCCGACGGCATTAGGTTCACCGCGCATTTCGCGGCCTGACCGCCTAACCCGACTTCGAGTAGATTGTCACCGAAGAGGTAGATCACGTTGGGATTTGCCTTAAGGTCTGCCCGGTAAATTCTCTTTTGATAAATTTTCAACATACTTTTATATTTTCTCTAGTTCACATATTCCGGCCAGTCATCGGAATCTTTCTTGTCTAACGGGATCACAGGGACGCCGTTTCTCGTTAGTGTGATTTTGTGCAGAAGTAAACACGTCGCCCATTCACGATGAAGATACTCATACGCCTCGATTGTCTCGCTGTGGGCCTTTGTTTCGGCCCGCCAGCCGTCAAGGAACTTCCGGGCCTGATAACGCTCCCAGAGCGTGTATGCCGCAATTACGGCGATAATAAATCCGATCAGGAACGGCATCAGCATTACTCAGCCTCGGGCGTCTTGGCTCGGTTCGATTTGATAGCGAATTGTGGCCGGTCAGCTCCAATTACAGTACGAGCGGTTCGATATAAGATTCTCCGGTCGATCATTGAGGCAACAAGTTCTTTTACGACGCACTTATGCAAGCGCGTATCTTCTGATATTTCAGTCACGGTTGTGGCTCCCTGTCGCTCGATCGCGTAAAGGACCATTTCTTCACGTTGATTTGGGGTAGCTCGAATTAGAGAGCGATAACGTTCAATCAACGTGTTTAGCTCGACAAGTCCAAAGCGTTGCTCATCATCGGTCAGATTGCGTCGGAGTTTGAGCAGCTTATCGATGAGAGACTTTCCCGCAGCTTCGTCAGAGATCGAGCTATCAACCAAGACGGGCGATTGATCTTCAAACAAAAACGGTGCGGTTGTCGCCATTTTACAAGCTGCTGATCCTGTATTGAGCATTATTTCCTGATAGAGTTTCGAGTTTCTCGTATAAGAACCTTTGGATGCTGTTGACTACACAATTGGTCTTTTCGTCGAAGCGTATCGGCAACCACCAGAATGAGAATAGCGGTACCTCTCGCCCTGTTCGACGCGGCCCGCCGAATTTATAAGCCCACGATTCGTTTGCCCAAACGATAATATGCGTATCGATAAACTGGGCAAGCACCTGCCGCATATCAGCGTCGTTGATACGTCCAAGAGAATGTTGATAGATCGCATTACAAAGATCGATCTCGGCAGAATGGGCCTCGATTGTCGAACAGCAAAGCACGAACTGCTCAGTGATTGTATTCGGGCGCGAGATCCGTTCATAACTGCCATCGGAATAATTTACATAGAGGCCGTGAAGATACCGGATCACGCGATCAACGGTGTCGGCATATCGACCATCGGTAAATAATGTTTCCGGCTCGATCAGTAAAGCCGGATAAACTGGAACGGTCCTGAACTTCTTTGGGATGAATGTCATGTAAATTTAGCATGCATTTCGGCTTTCTTTCGCTGCTTGCGTCGGGACCGATATTCCCGTTGAACTTCGTTGTAGCGTTCGCGGTTCTTTTGCCTCCAGCGTCTCGATCTCTCAGCGTCGGTTAATCGCTTTGGAATCACCCGAAACGTCGCTACGGCCAGTTGTGCCGCATTCGGGTTGGTAGCCCACCGGAACGCGCACCAAATGGATTCTTCGTTGCACACGAGCAGCGGACAGTCAACGCAAATAAGATCGTGCTGATTTTCTACCATCCTATCCTCTGAAAATTACTACCGCTGATGGAAACGGGGCTGCCGAAGATGACGACCGCTGACGGGAAAGGTGCGTTGTCGCATTTTGCGACTCATAAGGGTAATAGCTCCTGTGATTCTTGAATCTCTACGGCAAACATATTCGGCTGTGCGATGTGTTCGGTAAATCGTTTCTCTTGTGCGTTGTAATACGATTCATCCAATTCTACCCCCGTAAAGTCGAATCCGAGGTCATACGCCGCGATGCGACTGCTACCGCTTCCCAAGTGGCTGTCAAACACCGTGTCACCTTGCTTGGCGTAGTTCTGGAGTAGCCACTTGTAGAGGGCGACGGGCTTTTGGGTCGGGTGAATCTTGCCGATGCCAATGGGCGACATTTTGAACATCTTTGCTGGCCGTTGAATTGAACACCACGCAAACTCGCACATAGCTAAACTGAAATCAAAAGGCTGTTGCTTATCCCACACAATCAAATTCTGAGTTGGCGGTAAATTAAAGTAGTTACCGCCCCAGATGATTTGATGAACTGAAATGCGGGCTAACTCTCTAAAGTAGTCTTGCGAGGGCACAGCGGCATCCCACGCCTTCTTATCGTGCATCTGCCGCACGGGATTGCTTGAGATATTCAATCCATACGGCGGATCGACGATAGAAAGTGAGAAATGATTATCAGGAACCTCACGCATCACGTCCATACAATCGCCTAGAATCGCCACACTCTTGCTCATTTACACCTCGACCGTTCATTACACGCGCTAGATTCAAGATTCAATAGCGGTATTATCTTTGATTTCATATAGTTAGGGGAAATAGTTCTAGCGTTACTTGAATCTTGTGTCCGTTATTTAAGTGTTAACTAAACAACTTTACTTGAACTTCTGCGAGTCGTCTTTCGGAAATCTCGATGTATTTCTCGTTGAGTTCAATGCCTACATAGTTCCGTTTGTGCTTGAGAGCGACAAGACCTGTCGTGGCCGCGCCGTTGAACGGGTCGAGAACCAAATCACCTTCCCGCGACCCCGCGAAGATACACGGTTCAATTAGTTTCTCTGGGAACGTGGCAAAGTGCGCATCCGCTAGGGGTTTAGTATTCACCGTCCACACATCTCTCTTGTTCCGCACGAAATAAGTATCGTCGGGCGTTCCATCTGCGCGGCGCAGATGGAACGAATTAGGCGGTTGGCCATCGTATTGTAGGTTCTTGTGATCTAACGTGCTTGCACCGAGTCCGTTGCGGTTTCCTACGGTTCGGTCGCGTCCTTTATTCTGTTTAATGGCTTCGTGGTCAAGCTCCATCACACCTTCCGTAATATATTTACTTTCGGGATATAGACGTTGGCGTAATACCCCCACAGGTCTTGTATCTTTTGCGTAGGATTCGCTTACAGGTTCTTGTATCGCCTCATTATCAAAATAATATGTCTTACTCTTACTCAGCAAGAAAATATACTCGTGAGCCTTTGTGCAGCGATCTGTG